GATCAGAAGAAGCGACGGGCAGGCAGGAATGCCGCCCGCCGAATCATGGCAATGGTGGGCCGAGTTAAAAAAGGTGACGGTAAAGACGTTCACCACAAAGACGGAAACCCAAAAAACAATTCGCGCAAAAATCTGAAGGTAGAAAGCGCATCAAAAAATAGATCACGAAAGTGAACCTGGAGTTTAAAAATGAATCTTTTCGATGAAGCACAAAAAGCGCGCAATCCATTCGGTGCCCGTACAGAGACCGCTAGCAAAAACAACACTGTTTCGTACATCAACCAGACATCGATTTTTCTGCGCATGCTGAACGAGGTCGTCGACGAACGAAAGATCTCGAAAGCTAAAGCTAAAGAATGCTCTGAGTTTCGGACCCGTCTCGGAGACTGCCACTGGGGACTTCACTTGCTGCAAGGAAAGGTTACCGAGGATGGTTGGACAAACATTGTCAACAGCGCCATTAATGGAATGCTTAAGACCATCAGAAACAGTCAACCAAACGGAACGTGGGAAATCGTCGATCACGACGTGAAGATCGAAAAAGATGACCACAACATTGAGCAAGTCTTTTTTGTAGTCAAGTTCGTCGACATTGAAAACGCGACTGAACTCTCCTACCAGAACGGAGTTCCGGTTACCACCACTGTGAATGTGACAAACAGTCCCATTCCAGAAGAAGTCATTCAAGCCTTGTCTTCAAAGAACACAGACGATTCTGATCTTAAGGACATGATTAAGCAACTTGTCGGGGCACTCGCATCAAACGCAACGAAGCAAACTACAGTTACTCCTGAGAAGACAACGCCAGAAGTAGATGTAGAGCCTGAGCCTGTTGTATTTAACGACTAAATACGATGCCGTTGTATCAGTTTGTCTGTGAAGTGTGCGGCGAAAAGAAAGAAGTGCTGCAAGCATTTGGGGATCCAAGCCCTGAATGCTTGCAGTGCTCTTCTGATATGACGAGAAAAATCTGTGCCACTAACTTCACCCTCAAAGGTAGCGGCTGGGCCAGGGACAACTACGGATTGAAAAATGGCAAAGGTGATTGAACTTTTTAGGCGTTGCTGTATTGAGTGTGGACACATTTGGTTCGGAGAACTGAACTGTCCAGAGTGTGAAGGCCCAGGCGAACCAATCACCTCATAGCATCGATCTTGAGCTTCAAGATTTCGTTCTCGCGTTTGACGTAGTCGACTTCTACTTTCAGTCCCGCAATGTCGGTCATCAGGTCGATAATTTGCTGAAGGTGCTCATCACGCTCTTGTTCGAGTTTTTCAACTCGTTTGATGAGGTCGTCACGGTATAGCGCCTGCTCAGCCTTTTCTTCTACTTGCTTCTCTCTCTTTTGCTTCAGCATGAACTCATAAAACTTAAACGCACCTGCACTGACCAGGCCGGTAACGGCAGCAACAATAGCGGCAGCAGTAGTCGGCTTATCCACGGAGATCCTTGTGCATTACTTCCATACGCATTTTAACGTATATCCAAACCCACAAGGTAAAGTAGACGCCCGTCACAACAAGGCTGCGTCCAACATCACCAGCGGCAAACTCGGGGTCATTGAACACGTTCACCAAGAAACGGGTGGTAGAAAAAATGTAGAGAAGAAGATAGACACCAACAAAGCGTGAGCATGAACGAATATTTGGAAGACTAAACAACATTCCCAGCGCAACTACAAAGTACAAAGAGTACTGAAAGTAGGCCCACTCCATCCCGTTATCTATGGCCTCACCGTAGCTCATCCAAAGCACGCGATTGTTGGCCAAGTCCGCTATGTTCCAAAACAAAAGAAGTGGACCGTAGTCATGGTAAACCAGGATGTCCTTGTACGCTTTTAGGAACTGACGCATCGAACCACCTGATAAATAATAACTTGGAGATAGCATGCCTGATCATTCATTAGATGACATAGTACATTCCATACAATCAGCGGTTATAGCTGCGACTGATATTGCAGAACGTCACGAACTTGATTCCATCACCAATGAAGAGTTCTGGGAGTTGAAGACAGATGAAAAAGGTGACCCCATTACAGATGACGACGGAAGGCCCATTTATGTACCTCGCATGGTCGTCATGGAACTCCCAACATGGGAAGATGGAGTACTGGTACAAAAAAGAGTTCCGGTCCCGATCCAGTCGCTCACAACGGGGCAAAGCTTGCGTGTTGATACGCTTGAAGTGGAGATGTCTGTTGAGATTTCTGGGCTTACGTCGGACAAGAAGAAAGGCAAGCTGATGGTTCGGCCATGCGCCAATACGCCATCGTGGTTCAAAAAAGAGAACAATGCTGCTAAACTCAAGCTGATCTTCAAAGGCAGTGAGCCTCCAGAAGGTTATGCAAGAATCGACGACCAGCTAATCAAACTGCTTCCATAGGAGAGCATCATGGCAGATTCCGGCCTCGTACAAATGTCATCACAGTTTGGTGGCCTTCCAATGGAACAACTCATTGGTGGTCCACTCAAGGCTGCTTGTAACGCTCAGACACTGCTTGCGAAGGCGTCCAGCGACTTCATCAAAGACGTTGGTCTGAACGACGATGGCAAAGGCAACCTGTCTGCCCGTACCGTTGACTTTGGATTCAACAAACCTGTACAAGACGCTGCCGGGAACACGACGATGGAAAAAGTGGACCTCCAGGTTCCGCTACTCGCCATCATCAACACACCGGCACTCTCGGTCAAAGAAGCCGAAGTGCGCTTCACCATGGAGGTCAAGTCCTCCACATCGAGTAAGACTACGTCAGATAGCAAGGCCGATCTTACTGCCAAGGCCAAGTACAACGCTGGCCTGTTCTCTTGCGAGGTCACCGTACACGGCTCTGTGGCTAACCACAGCGAGAATAGCCGTAGCAGCGACAACAGCGCCAAGTACGATGTGAAGGTGGTTGCGCGTGATGACGGACCACCAGAAGGCCTCATGAAGGTTCTGGACATGCTTAATGACGCTATTGCGCCTACACCTGTAGCAGCCAAGAAAGCTTAGACTCCCCCTGGCCCCCCGTCACCCACATCGTCTGTCCCATCTCGGGGCGTGAGCATGGGCGATTCCTACCGGGTGCGGGGGGTCAGTTTATTTTTTCTATCGTTTCGACGATTTGAATGTCTACCATACCTTCGTCGCCACAATCCTGCACTTCAAATACAGTCTCGTCAGGTAGTCCGGTAACTTTTTCCAAGTAGTCAAGACTGGCAGCGCGCAACCTTGTTTCGGATTCCTCATCAGAGCATTCTGGAACGACGGTCACAACAGTCTTTTTTGTCGATTTTAGTCTTGCCACAAGGATCGGTTCAGGCTCAGGCAGGGGCTCTTCAATTACTGGCTCTTCCACGACAGGCGCTGCTTTCTTTTTTCGATCACGACCATCACCGTCTACCGCAAAACTCAATCCTGCAGGAAGAACGACAAACGTCCCGAAAAAAATTAGAGCAAGTTCAATCATTTTTGATCAGTAATCTCAAACAACTCATCGATGCGCTTCTTCATACGCTTGATTTGGCGCTCTACGTCTTCGCCGTCAAAGTCAGCAGAGATCATAGATGTTTTCTTTTCAACTGCACTGAGCTTAGACTTCAATGCATCTACTTCGGCCTGCATCTTTGTGTTTGCGGCCTGACAAGGTGGAGGCTGTTGCCCGTCCATTCCTTGTGATTGAGCTTCCATCTTGAGCTTCTGCATTTCTTGTTCATGCTTTTGCTCAGCGCGATCACGGTAGTAGCTCCAGGCTTTTGATCCGCCTGCAATAGCCATTCCTGCCAACGCAATGGCAACCATTGGCGCGTAGTCACCACCCAGTGACTTGGCTGCATCTGCTGCTGCTGTGATGTCCTGAGATACACCAACTGATTCTACAAGATCTGGCACAGCCGGTGCAGCAACAGTCTCAACAGGTGCAGGCGCGGGTTCAGGCGCTGGTGCAGGTGCGGGCGCTGGCTCCGGCGCAGGGGCTGCATCTTCTACTTTGGTTTCTTGTGACACGGTCTTGGTCTCCTTTTCAGCAGGCTTTTCGTCATATATTCTTATAGATGAACCCAACGATAGCTTACAATCAGATCCTTCTTTAACAACACATTCCATACGAACCTACTTATCTCGATCTAAAATACGATCGAGTTTAGATACGATGTCATTGTGTACTTTTGTGCGGGTAATCAAGAAGTCTTTCGATTGGTCATCTTCACGATTTCGATACTCTTGAATTACCCTGTCGTATCGCTCACGCATTTTTTCTGATCGCTCAGTGTACTCTTTGCGCATTGTCTCAAGCTGTTCTTGAAAGCCAGCAACAAGCTTGTCCAGGCGCTTTTGCATTGCAATAAACTGAAAGACAAGAAAAGCCGCAAAAACCCCAAGGTGACCGTCGGCCAATAGCGAATCGACCAACGCCTCCATTTAAAACTCCGGTTCGTCAATCAGCGTATAACTAAAACTATTGCCCCATTTTTCTCGGGCCGCGTAACAGATGCTCATGAACTCTTCGAAGTCAGCACTTTTGCTAAACACTTGGCACCCAGCAGACCACCTGTCTACTTGCGTTGACGCGGATCCAGCCTTGTGGATATTGATTCCGTAATAGCCTTCAGTAATAGACTGTACATCAAGGTCAACAACATCGTCTTTATTGCTATCTCTGTAAGTCTTGACTGTGCCGTTTCTCTGGCAGAGGGCATCGTACTTCCCTTGGTGCTTGTCGATCTTCCAAACAGATCTATACTGACCAGGTACCAGAATAGCAGTGCCGTTGACGTTCGTGGGGTGTTCAAGCCAGTATTTACCCGGCTCTGTCGTGCATTCCCAAGTACGTGTGACCCAGCCCTGCTCGTCCTTAAAGACAACACAGATGCGATCGTCGAAGCTGTTAGCCTTGTGGTCCCTGCTTCGGATTCCAATGATGTTCAGGTTGTACTCACCTGACTCAAACACAGTGTACCCAAGAGACGCAACGTAATCGAGAATCAACGGACGCATTTTAGTTACTACAGTTGGCGTTGGTGGCTTGGCAGATTTGAGCGACGTTAACCGCTTGCTTCTGCTGAATATCCAGCATCTTTTGAACAATATCTTCCATCTTGTCCAGACGTTGTTCAATACCCTCGATCTTGACATCAACAACCTCTTGTTTGCTGACATTCGATTCGAGAACAGTCACACGTTTTTCAACATCCTCTACATCTTGTGCCGCAGACTCAAAAGAAGCAAAGGCTGCCCCAGCAGCAAAAATGATTGTCAGACCAGGAACAACAAGATCCTTAGCTTCCATGACACACCCCCACCTATTCTGAAGTTTCCGGGCAACTATAAGCACCCAACAGCTTATCGGTCAACTTGGATGGCTCACATCGTTGCTTGTCTGTTTCACCCGTTCTAATGCATAGAGCCCACATACATTGCAATGACATAGGATCTCCGCCGACTTCTTTAATACAGGGAGGCGGCATGTCTGTAAGCTTGTCAGCAATAAATGTTTCACGCTTAGCTTCTTCCACGGCAACCTCTTGCACTTTATCGACGAGCGCTTGGTTACCGCTATTCAACGTCTCAATAGCTTCTGTTTGGGCCTCAATCGCTTTTACGCCCGCATCAGGCTTCAGACCCCAGCCAGCCCCAAATCCAACACCCAAGGACGCAAGAACGGCTATTGTAGTCCATGTAACTGGTTCCATTTTAAGCATTCCAATACCGTAAAGTTTGCAAAGTCGGCCACCACACTAATTACTACCAAGAAATATCAACACAGCCCAACAAGTGATGACCGACTATGATGATAGTAAATCATTTTTTTGGTGCTGACTTCTTTGCTGCAGTCTTTTTAGCTGGAGCTTTTTTGGCAGCAGGCTTCTTGGCAGCAGGCTTCTTGGCGGCAGGCTTGGGAGCAGATTTAAGCTCTGCAAGCTCTTCCTTAAGCAAAGCAATTGCCTTCAAAAGAAGTGCGCAAGCCTCTTGTTTGTTTCCAAACTTCGAATTAATTTTTGATTGTGCTTTAGCGATATATTCGTCGTACATTTTATTTCCTATGAAGAAAGAATAGTTACTTTAACATCAGATGTTGGAGAGGTATCGCCAGATAAAGCAGCAGTAGTAACAGCCCAAACACCAAGACCAGCGTCAAACGCCCATCCACCAGAAATAATGTAGGTAGTTTTTTGCCCAATCGGAGCGTAAAAAACCAACTCTGGAACAGATGATGAACCACCACCACCGGTTGTAGTTCCGCTATTGTTAATCATCTTAACATAGCAAGCTGGCTCAGAAGTTGTTGCTACACCGGCAGTCGCGTCGATTTCAACCATGTAGACGGAGCCGGAAGCAGCAGTCACATGAGATTCAGCGGTAGTGTCGGAATCAGTGTCAACTATGCACTTTCCAGCCAAATCACCCAAAACGGTTGTTAGTGTCACGCCCATTTAAAAACTCGTCACGATGGTTACAGCAACGGCCTCGTTACCTGACGCGCTGGGTGCTGTGTTGTCAGCAGGTGTTGCATTTTCCGTAGCCCAACAAGAAAGAGCATCGAATGCAACGCCACCAGGGATTTCAAAAAAGTACGTACTTGAAGCTGGGCAAGAAAAGATCCAATCAGGAGCAGTGCTTCCAGATGTAGCAGTATGAGCGTTCGCAATCTTTATATAAACGGCAGCATCATTTGTATTTGCAATCTTTACAGAATGCAATAATCCAGCGCCACCAGTTATATTTTTGGTGACGGTGTTGGTCATATTTGAATGGTACGATATTTTATGTGATACCGCACCGTCAAATTTTGTCGTAACAAATGCCATTTACTACTTCTTTGAGATTGCTGCCATAGCCTTTTCAGCCGAGTCGCCAGCGATGTAAGCCAAGGCTAGATACAGCCACTGCTCAGACTCAAGCAGACCAGTTGCCAACAGTCCGGTTCCGAGAATGAGCACGGCCAGTCGCCGCCAAGATACTCGTTTTTGAGAACAAAAAAGTTTGTCGATAAAAGCTTGCATGTCAACCTCTCTTAGATTCTAACCATTGTACTAGCACAAGGGCGTCATCAGCAGATGCCAGGGCAGCATCCCAAATGGTCTGCTCAATTTCACCTTTTAGGTATATTTGATCGTAACTTTGGTTACTTGAATCAGATACGATTTGAGTAGTTTGCGAGTTCAATGAAACATTGGACATAGAATTATTGCAATCATCTTGTGTCATGCTGTTGCCGTCCCATCTTTGCCGTCATTAGAGTTTACCATGTACCGCAAACGACACGTTACTGAAGCTTGATCCTCTGAACCATCGATCGCCGCCTTAACACCGAAGACAGCGTACAGGTATACCTGTGTATCAACGTCGAATTGGCCGTTAGCGTTTGATAGGTCAAAACCAGGCACCGACCGTTTCGTATAGCTATCGGTTTGGTTTTCGCCGATCCAGTTAGCCAAGTTCACCACGTTTGTATCGGTAAATGCAGACCCCAGACCCGGACCAAGATAGTAATCGGTAATGACCTGACCAGTCGGTGGGTTGCCTTTGAAGTCAATGATCCCTCCGGTGTCGAACTCTTGTACTGTGCTGTGGTCGTCTACGTCTTTTGTGCGGAACCCACAGCCTGCCATCTTTATGTTGTTGCTGCCGTCCCGATCCCAAAGCCAGATTCCATAGGACGCATAGTGGTTTGTGCTGTTGTCTGCGTCGGCGTGCTGACCAATACCCAGGGCCACAAACGGCTGTGCATAGTTAGTTTCGTTTTTAATGTCACCCGATGCACTAATGATCTCAACTTGGGTTTTGAGTGTAAACGAATCCGCAAACGTTACTCGGGTTCCGTCTTTGTTCGTTAGTGGTATGGCGTATACGTCACTGCCCGCCAAGGTGCTACCAGCCGTTGCGATTGCATCGTTAAACGTTGCCACCAGTTGTCTAGATGAATTGACAGTAAGTGAAGCCAATTGACTGTTTGGAAAACCATTGTTTGTCGCGTGCGGGTGAAACGGATCAAAATCACGCCAGCCAGAAACAACTTTTTTTCTCCGACCCACAAACTGATGCGAAAAATTTCCTGGACGTCTACTCATTAACTTGTACCAAACCCACCGTTTTCAAATGTTGATGCCTCAACCATATACGAAGCCCGAAAAACAAAAGTGCATACTGTAGACGCGCCGCTTGTTGCGTTGCAATCTCCAACGGCAAAAAACAGATGAACCGGCCCTGTTCCCCAGTTACCTTGGTTTACATTTAGCGCCGTATCTTGAAGAGCAAGGGCTCCACCACTGGCCTTGTCAAAATCTTCGCTAGAATCTCCGTATACCTGGTTAACCATGCTGCTGTTGCTTGCTGCGTCCAGATCTGGCCCAATTGAAATCTCCGATTCAAGGATCTTTGTCCCGTCACTAATCCCGCTAGTAACATTCGAAACAACCTGACCTGTTCCGTCAGTTTGGAGACTGCATTTTAGAAGCACTGGAGTCTTGTCGATGGTTTCACTTTGATTACTGTCGGCTTTGCATCGCCATCCAAAAGACAAATGTTTATTGTCATCAGCATCAATGTCCGAAGCATTTGCACAAACCCCAAACAACACCTGAGGTTTGCTTTTTGTAGTGCCGGATGTAGTCGAAGTATGATCTCCGCTGATGCTGATTAGCTCAATACGAAGCCTGAGAGAAAAACAATCACTGAATGTCAGAATACGACCTTCTGAATCCCTTAAAGGTTTTACAGATACGTACCCCATAATCGGAGACTTATCTGCCGTCGCAGTGTGCGATGCAAACGTAAATGATGTTGTAGTTGCGTTCTCGGTTACCGTGCCCGCTACTGACTGGGGGTCTTCAATAGTGCAATCAGAGTCAAGCATTCGGAAACGCTGCCATCCAGTGCGGGCATGTTTTGATCTGCCGACACTGGTGTGACTAAAGTTTCCTGGTACTAAACTCCGACTACCCATTTTTAACTCTGGTCAATGACGTTTACGTAGCCGTGAATAATAACTTCGTTATTGTCGTTTGATGCCAACACAGCCTGAATCTCAACATTGGTTGAAGCACCACGAAGCGTAAAGCCGGGAGATACGTAGAGAGTCTCGTCTGGCTGAATGATATAGTTTTTCTGTTGAGCAACTGCAGCAGCAGCACCGTCAGCACCACCCACGAGAAGCTTCAACGTATGGGCACTCGTCCCAATGTTTGTCGCCCACAAATGAACCTCGTGGTAGATCGTAGTCGTTGTGGTGTTGCATTCGTGGATGTCGGTTTCTGTTGTACCGTTGACAACAATACCAATACCATCACCTTCAGTTCCGCCTGGAGACAAGCAAGCGCGAGAAAAAGTAGCCATTCTATATCCCTATGAAAATACTCGTGTAGCCAGAATCAAACTGGCATCATTTGCTGTAACAGACCCACCGCCGCCTGCAGTGGATGTTCCTGATGTAAGCTGAATGTCGTCACCTGCATCCGTCGTAAAATACAATTGGTTGGGTGTTGCAGTCTTTACCCAAAGCTGTCCAAACGCTGCCGTGTCGGCTGGCGCGTTAGCCATTTCCTTCAGCGCCACAGCAGCAGTTGCTCCATCGAGAGCGAGCGATGCAGCGTGAGCCGTTGATCCATTGATTACGACATTACCGTTTGTGTTGATCCGCATGCGTTCTGCAGCAGCATCTACACCACTAATCTTGGTATGGAATTGGATTCCTGAAGTACCGTTACCATCCCCGTCACCAGATTTCAGAATTAGGTCACCACCATTCAGGTTGTTCGCTCCCGTAGTGGTAGAGCCTGCTGCAATAGTCAGGGATTTTCCTACAGTCGTTCCAGTGTTGGTGATTGTAGAAATCGTTGTAGCTGTTGTGTTCCCAGCGGTGCCCAGGGTAGTGTCTCCGCCACTGATTGACAGATCGCCAGAAAGCACTGTGTTTTGACTGTCGTCAATACTCATTGCCAGTTGAGCGCCAGACCCATTATTGGTCGAGACCTTGAACTGACCCTTTGCGTCATCCGAGGAGCCAATGTGAGCGCCCTCAATTATGCTCAAAGCGTTTCCGGCGTGGTCACCAAAAAGAACTTTAGACTCAGCACCGCCGTCGGTGTGCTCATCCGTTGTGTTTTGGACTACGACAATTGGAGCAGCCGACGCTACTTGAAGAATCTCGCTTGGGGCGCTGGTTCCAATACCCACATTGCCGTCTGTATGAATACGCATACGCTCAGCAGCAGCATCTGTACCATTAACCTTCGTGTGGAACGCAATCATAGACGTTCCGGTTCCGTCGCCACCACCTGATTTAAGGATTAAGTCTCCGCCATTTTGGTTGGCACTGCCTGTAGGAGCAGAGCCAGCAGAGATTGTGAGGTCACGACCATCTGTACCAGAGCTTGTATCAGCTACAGAGAGGGTTGCGTTTTGTCCGTTTCCGTAAGATACGTCGCCACCTGTAACAGTAAGGTCTGTACCCACAGTAACGGCAGCGTTGAACAATGCTGCACCAGCTTCTGACATGTCAAGAGTCAGTGCGGTAATGTCACTGGCGCTGTCTGTACCTTTGAAAATGATGTCAGCGTCACCCTCTTGAGCATCAATCGTGATGTTCCCTGAGGTCGTCGTCAGGTTTACCGCAGCATCACCAGCGGTAATGTCATCGGCAGCAGAGCCACTGCCAACAAGACCGGTTCCAGACGTAATCTGAACGTCGTCACCAGCATCTGTGGTGAAGTAAAGTTGGTTAGGTGTTGCGTTCTTCACCCACAACTGGCCATATGCTGCAGTGTCACCATCAGCGTTGGCTTGTTCCTTGAGCGTAACTGGGCCTTCTACCGTGAGTGCAGTCTTAGGGGTAGTAAGGCCGACGCCGACGCGGTTGTTGGTTTCGTCAATAGACAGCGTTCCGCTATCGACCTCAAGGTCATCGGCGGTAATCGTTGTGGCTCTTAAAGCTCCGCCACCACCTGAAAACTTTGAATTGAAGCTTGGCATGAGGCCCCCTTATGTCTTGTCGTGCCAGTGAAGTCGAGCCTTGTCCAACACACAAGCTTCACCAGGCTTAATCCATAGATAACATTTACCTGAAGTTGTTTGACCAGATGGAGCAGTAATGAACAACTTGTCCAGTGAGATTACGGTATGAACCGTATTTGACGTTCCACCAGCAGTAACCGAAATAGATTCTGCCTTTGAAGTCAGCGGATCATCACCTGCAGAGTCCCACGTCAAATACACATCGAAGGTCAGTGCAGCATCAGCCCAAGAGGTAAAGACCAAATCGAGTTGAGACAACGATGCTGAACCCGGCAACGCTCGAGAACGGGCGTCACTGGGGGTGCCTGTTGTCTGTTCGGCAAGTAGCGTTGAAGTAAAAGCACTTGTAGAACTAAGAGACGTTTGCGCTGTATTTGTAATAAAACCTGAAGCCATCGAAGCCTCCAAAGGGAAGTGATCCGGGGGACTCTTGCCCCCCGAGTCAGGGGTTCAGGATTAGCTTCGCTTCCATGTACACTTGACGTAGTCAATGTCCATGCTGTGGGCGCGCTCAGTGCCGCCGTTGCTCGTTCGAGCGAAGAGCAGGTATGGCTCCAAGAGGTCTGTTGCAGCCATATTCGAGATATTAATCTGCTTCCCGTTGTTGGCCTTTACTCCATCAACAAAAAACTTGACGTTGCTCGTATCAGTCATGTCAATTTTCAAGGTGACGTATGTTCCGCTTACCCAGTCGATTCCGGTATCGTGAGGTGCGTTGTCATTGGTGCCATCATCACTTTCAATGTAGATGTTCAGCCCGGTAGCACCGCCGACGCTGCCAACCCGAAAAGCAACGGTGTCGTCAAATCCGTCAAACGCTGCGGCACTTGCGCTAACCGCTGAGCCCGCGCTGGCAAGACCAACGATGCACTCGTAGTCGCTATCCTCACTGAACGCTGCGTCGGTGCTCAGTGTCCACTTGACGCGCGCCTCAAGAATAACTTCTTTAGTTGGAGAGATAGCGTTTGTTCCACCGAGGCTCAAAAGCATCGCCTCCGCCGCATTGTCGGTGCTGTGAAGAAGACGAAGCACGCCATCAGCAGCATCGATAAAGTCTCCGGTTGCAGACGTAGACCCAGCCTCTGTAACTACCCAAGGAAGAACAGGGGTTTCTCCAACATCTTGGATAAAGTCACTGAAAAGCTCAACGTAGGTCTCGGCACCGCGAGAAACCCACTGCTTTTCGGAAATTGCATCGTGGACAAGACGACGACCACCAGTAAGTTCGGGAATTTGGGACATTTAATACTCCATTGGGGAAGGGGAAGTGGGATTCGAAATAAAGAATAACATGATTTCCTTATGTCATTTACTCTTGAAGTTTAGCTTTACGGATAGCAGGCTCTATATTTTTCTCAATCTCAGTAGTTTGTTTTCTAAGGCTTCTGTTTGTACTGCGCTCTTCTGGCTGAATAAAAACAGCAGAGGCCCCAAAAATCTTCAATAAAGGCAGTGGGTAAAAATCATCGTATGGCAAAATATAAGAAGTTCCGTCTGGCTCAATATGTCGAGCATACTCTCTCATAGATCTGCGACCAGTAGAAGTGTCTAATCCACCAATACCATAATCGGATGGTCGCTTAAGCCCAGAGGTGCGCCTTCCTTTTACAAGGCCGAGTTCAGTCATGAACGGTACGCGGGCCAACAAAGGCTTCTCTTTATCTGCCTGGTAGTACACATCAGCAGCTTTCATTCCTGCCTCTACAGGTCCAAGATTCGATCGATCAAAAGCCTCAAAGAGTCGGCCCATTCGACCCGTAACCGGCGTTTGAGCAAGGCCCATGAGTAGGCTGTACGCCGCTGCGTTTTGAGCTACATAAATACCACGGCCAGGCATTTCCAAGTTGTTCGGGTTGAATCGAACACCCGTGTTTTCATCAAAACCCCAACCCTTTTTCAAATCGTCGTATTCGACATATTTAATGTCCAGCATTTCCCACAAAACCCCACCAGTAATGTCGTAATCCAACTGAATTAATGATGCTGGAACCTGCATGGTGGCGCGTTCGAGGTCGTATCCTCTGCCTGGATCCATTTTGTACGTCTGCTTAAACGCCTCGATAAGGTGTGGATTTAACCGGTTGACGACCGCCATTCGTGCAGTTGTCGTTTCTTCTGGGCCAAATCCAATTCCAAAAAAACCAAAGAAGTCGATAAACAGTTGAACGGTGTCCGCCACACTTGTGTACGGAAGACGAACAGCATGTCCACCAATTTCAAACGGAATGAAAATTCTGGAACGATCCCACGGCGCAAGCGCACGGTCTGGATCTTGGCCCTTGGTCACAGCTATTTGGCTTGAGCGAGCAAGCTTAAGTTGTGCGATTACTCGATCTGGATTTTCAATAATGCTTCGCGCAAACAAACCATTTGCTTGAGCGAAATATGTCCAAAACGCGAAGGCCATTCGAAAATAGCTCATCTCAGTTTTAGTCATATTTCCATAGTCAAGTTTGGTTTCAAGCGTTCGTTTCGAGGCTGCTGGAATATCAAGGCCGGAATCCAACTCCTTCATGAACACTTTGAGTCGCTGGTATGTATCAATGGTGATTGCAACTTCGCGATAAAACCTGTGCGCTTTGTCAAATGCGTTGTTTTCAGTCAGCAACCACCCAAGAGTTATTCCCCCTGCAGCGCCTGCTGCCGCACCCTTGGCTGCCATTGTTGGACCTAAAACTGCACCAAGAAGACCACCAATGGTTCCACCGATTTGCGCTGCAGTTTCTTTTGGATTTGCTTTCGTAAACTCATCCAAAATACGCCTGTGGACGTTTGGGTCTGCAGTCATTTCTGCAAATGCGGTTTTAAATCCGTACGCATCAACATTGTTAGCAACCATGTCTGCTGTAAAAATTCGACCATCAGGAGTTACGTGTGGACGAGTGAGTGGCCTGTATGATCCGTTACCATACAATCGAGCAAGAACACCGGCTACAAAATCAACACGCTGACCGCTTAGCTTATTTGCTGCCAGCATTGCAGGCGTTTGAACTGCTCCAACAACATTGTCAACTACGGCTTTTGCGCCTTGTGGAAGATGGATTTCGCTTAATCCTCCTACAAACAGACTAGCCATATAGGGAACCATTGGGATTCCGCCGACACCAATCAACAAACGCCTATAAAAAACTCTTGGATGAGCAATAAGCTCAACAGCTTTCTTGGACATTGTCAGAATTTCTCTTAATTTTTGAACCTTTACCGGCAAAATATTTTCTGAGTTAAGACGATACTCGACGGTGCCGGTTCGGCCAAAGTCTCTAAATAAAGTCTGAAACCCGGAAGGCATATTATACGTTGCATTGATTGCATCATTCAGGCCCTCAATCATGGCCTCTGGCAACAAAAACGTATCATCACCAACAAGAACACGAGCAAACTGGCCCATCTCTCTGCGAAGTCCCAGGCGATCAACGATTCTTGCAGCTTCGGCCTTGGCATCGCGGTCCATTTTCGAAATAATACCGGAATCCAAATCAGTGCGATGAGGGTTGTCCAGTGGGCCAAATTTTTCGGCAGGCGAAATCTTTTCACCTTTTTTGAGCCTACCGGCCCCGACAACGTTTCCTACTTGGAATTGCATCTCATCGTTAATGTACTCGGCCACTCGATCAAGGAACTTTTGCCGATCAAGACTAGGAACACCACTTTCTACTTGCCGACCAATCAGTTCTCTCACGGATGTGTTGTATCCAAGATCAGCTAAATCTTTTGCGATGCCGAACATGACCTCATCGACTTTCATGTAGATCAATACATTCGTAAGCATGGCCTCAGTGTCGCCAAACTCGCGCAGAAGCTTTTCTCCTCTTGTACCAAACAAATTTACAAGATTAGCCTGCCAAGTGCCCTCGAATCCCATTCGGGTCGCTATTGCTTTTAATCTTACTATATTTCCTGTATACAGAGCAACATAAATATCTATTACTGTGCTGTTGTCGAATCCTGCAGGAAGTTCTGGGTCTGTATATCCTGTTGCTCGACGCATTATTTCACGAGCAGTTCGTGTTACGTAATGTTTCTTTTCGGCCAGACCTGTATGCAAAATCTGCAGCGCATCGGCGGCAATCGCAGCATCTGCATTAGACATAGCCTCCGTCAGACCAGACCGACGCTCAGACAATTCACGAAGATTGGTAATTGCAACTCGCTCTTGGCGAGTCATTCCGTAAAATCCATCCAACACTTCTTGAATGAAGTTTAATTTTTTGTATAGTACGCCAATATCAAACTCATCAAGTGATCCAAATTGAAGCGGAGGCGGAGTGCCTTCTTTTTCCGCTTCACGAATCGCAGCGAGTGCATCCGCATCGAGACGTTTCTTGTTGCCCTCAAGCTCATCTACAATATCAAATAGAGACTTGAGGTTGTTAAGGGCCACTCTCGGGGTAAAGCTGTGAACCATTCTTTGGTAGAAATCAAAGAAGTCTTTGTCTTTTCCGCTTTCAGCAGCCTTGGCAATTTCATCGGGTGATGCTGCAAGCCTGCGCATTCCCTGCTCCCAGACAGCTACAAGGGCCGGGTCAGCGTTTTTCTTATTGATTCTTGCCGCTTGTGCCTCAAACAATGGCGCGACTTTTTCAACTAAAAGCCCAAACAAAGCTGTAACGCTGCGCTTTTTGAGCGATCTTATAACTGTTTGATAATAGCCAGGATGAACAGAGTTTCGATCGATCCGATTTAATGGGTTGGCCTCTATGTCTTGTGCGACCTGTAAAACCCTGTTGTACTCAGCAATGCTGATTATTTTTAAATTTGCGTTTGGATCAAGCAGGGACGATGGAATGGGGTCACCGGCTGGATTTGCAGCCAACTCTTGGACAAGCGTTTTAAAGCCAGCACGCTCACGAGCATTGAGAACAATAAACTCAGTAGTGTTTATAATTTCTTCAAGCACATCTTGAAATTTCGAATGAAGCGGAAGACCGGCCTCCATCCGAATGCGCTCAGAAAAAGCATTGATGTCAGCTTCAGTTACGTCCTGCAAGTTATTAAGTTCAGTGAAGCCTTTGTCCGATTTTTGATAATTGCGTTGATACATCCTGCTTTTAAGGTTGTCAGGAAGGCTCCCCAAAGCATCGGTCAGTCGTCGCTTGGCCGCCTCCAGAACAGCGCCTACACGGTGAACAGGAACAGCGTACTTGCCAGTACCAATTGTCGCAGTGCTTCTTTCGGCAATCATTTTTCTGTATGGCTGAACTTTAATTAAAGCCAACAGCTTTCGGCCAACATCCAGCGGATCATAATTAAAATCAGCATACACTCGACGAGGAATGCGGGTCTGCACACCAGTTTCAGGATCAGTTCGAACTTCTACTCTTGTGAGCGTCTTCTGACCAAGGAAAGACCTCAATGTATCGGGATCCATGGCTACTTGACGAGCAACGCGCTCCATTCCTACTTTTCTGGGCCTAGCCTGCTGAGCTTCTGCAAGTTCATCACCGGGGACGACAATGGTTTTACCTTTCTTGCGCCGAGCAGCATCAACAAGGCCTTCGACAAATCTACGATCCTTTGGAAGTTCGCCAAACTCGGCGTCCCAAAACTGACGAACTTGCTTCGGTAGAACGCCTCGCTGCTTGCGCAGCCTGCTCCAAAAGTTGTGAAGAGTAATCCACAACTCATCGAACAGTCGGGCAACATAGCCGTTTGGAAGATCTTTGACCCTTCGGTAATACTGCCAACTATCTCCAATTTGTTCAGCACCTGTAGCAGTCAATCGACGAACACCGTTGTCATCAACTTCGTGATCAAACATACCAATCAACTTTTGGCTGAACTTTTGACCCATCAATGAATTCATAAAGTCAGCATTGGCCGACCACAGGTCACCCATGTCTCCACGAGTAAACAAACTGATGACGCGCTTTCCGGTGTTCTCGTCATATTCGAACGAAGACCGCAAGATGCCATCTCTGGCAGTAAACCGATTGTCACCCTCTGGCGCATTTAAAAACAATCTGGTTTCTTGCTCGTCAATACCCCGATCGATACGAAGCTCAAGGCCGTCGATAACCTCCGTCGCACTATAAAACCGTGTGTTCGGAGAGTTGGCCGCCTTGAACGCTTGAGTTTCGATCTGGGCCAAAAACACAGAAGCATCATTGGGTGAAATCAGGCCCTCATTGACCATCTCATTAAGCTGAGAGTGAAGCCTGCCGTATTGCTCTGACGACCGAAAAACCATCACCTGGTTGTCGCCAAGCTTGCGAACAAGCTCTTCTGTAGCAGCCGTCAACTTGATTGTATCGCCAGAAGCCTCTCGAAAAGCAGCAAACACCACTTCAGGCTCAATTCCAGCAATCTCCATCATGTCGGTCAGCAATTGCTTTTGAGCCGTAGAGATACCCACGCCTGTTTTCTTGTCATAGTCCTGAAGTGGATTGGCACCCTTGTTCATCTGAGCAAGAAGAATTTCTTCGAACAGTCTATGTTGGGCAGCGACTGGATCAATAGATGAATCTTTCGACACATTGGTAAGAAGATTTTGTTTTGCTGCTCTGAGCTTGTAGCCCGGCGCTGCTGCCTTAAACCCTGTGTATGCGTACGGAACATTCCAAAGAGTTCGACCAGCGCGAGCAGCGCCACCCAGAATGCTTCTTTCCCAATTAAAGTTTTCAAGAGCGAAGCCGTACGCAGACAAGAAGTTGTACGCAAACGAATCTGGGTTGTGTCCAAGGGCTCGTGCAACTTCCTGCATTCCAAGATGAGGGCCACCCAATCCACTCTTTATTCGAGCATCAAGTTTTACCAAGTACGGCAAATTGTAGTCCCTGATGCCAAGCTGCATTTGCCGATCTAATCCAGCCGAGTTGGGAACGTACAGGTCATTCGGATATCCGAGATTTCGCGCCAAAGGCTCAAGAAACTCAGGAATAAGATCAATCTCAATTTCATTGAGCGCGGTTACAATACTTGCCGCCCAGTTCATAATTTCAGCGTTTTTTGACCGCTTGTACAGCGTTCCATGGCCCTCCATGTAGACGGGAACCTGTGTAAGATCAAAGGCCTCACGCTCAAAAATGCGAGTAATTCTAGCGCCGGTTTTTTCATCCAAGAAGGTGTTGGTGTCAGTAGCCCACTCTTTTACCTTTTCGAAGTCTGGCAAGCTTTTCTCAATTACAACATCGAACCCAGGCGAGTTTCGTAGAAAACCAAGCGGCAACGTATTTACAAGATTCTGTATTTCATCGTCAGATCGGCCATCATGCACGGCCAGAATTGCAGCGGCAACATTTGGCGGCATGTCTTTGCTGAACATCGAATGATTTGGAGGAATCGTTATGGCAAGCGTTTTAAACACTTGAACATTGGGCATTTCGCCCTGCAATGATGGATGCAGCCTATTGAACGACATGTTGTCGATCCAACCAGAAACTTGTGGCTTAATGTCTTCTTCCGTTGCAATACCTTCTGATACTTGATTGAAGAGATTCAACCCGAGCCAATCTTCATCGGTCGGCTTTGTTTTTCGAGAAAGTAAATCGTACTCAATCTCTTTCTCCATCATAAATTCTTTACGAACTTGGGACCGCATAGATTTGTATTCATCGCTGCGACCAATTTCGTCTATAATTTCGTGCAACCCTAAAATAAAATTGTCACCAATTTCTTCTACAGTTTTTCTTATAGTTCCCTCACCAAGCTCTGGCATTAATGGAAACGTTGGATTAATTGAAGGGCCAACTGGAATAAAGTCTTTTGCAATCTCTTTTTCGATGGCTTTTATGGATTCTGATCCTTTTTTTGAAATGTCGTCGAGCTTGGTAATTTTGTTTTCTTCAAGCCATTCATTAGATTTTGCAATACCAAGGCCTTCCGCAAGAGCAACTACATTCGTAACCATTAGGTCTCTTGCTTCGGGTGCTGATGTTGCCATAAATCCAGCTAAATCGTCACCAAACCCAATCAAAGTGTAGGTTCGCTTTACAAGGTCTTGAAGGCCATCAAACCCCGTGTAATCTTCTGGCATCGATGAAAATCCAGCAGCACCAATAACGCCAATGGTTCCAATGCCGGAGCCAACCATGCCACCAAGAAGGCCTCCAGCTACGGCCCCTGCGGGACCCAAGACGGCCAACCCACCAACCGCGCCCAAGCCAACGCCTGCGCCCGCAACATAAGTAGCAGCTTGCCTCAATGTTTCATTGTCGGGCATGTACTCCCGCTCTTCAACAGAAGGGGGTCGAACAATGTTTCCCTCAGAATCAACTAAACGCTGGTCTACAGCCTGCTTCAAAGTCATCATGGTTTCTGGGCTTGGATCAGCAAACAACATGTGCCTTACCTGCTGATCAAACCTCATGCCCTTCATGGCATTAGCTGACGCCTCTTCTTGCATTTTGTAAATCGGAATGGTTCCAAGTGCTCCCGTTCTAGGAACCATCTGACCAACTGATGGAGCAAAAACTAAGTTTGAGTCAAGCGGATCACCAAAAACGTATTGTTCTTCTCCATAGGTTTGACCAGGAACATACTTTCGGCCACCTAGCGCAGCGAGCGTTCTTTGCCTAAGCTCAGAATGATCCGCTTCTGGATGTTCTTCAGAAACAACCCCATAAACTGAATTATAAGCAGCATTAGCAGCAATATCTCGGTCTTCTTGAGCATACTCAACAGGCTTATCAAGGCTGAATACATCTTCGCGTGCATAGCCGGGAGGAACGCCCTCTTGATAAGCACCAGCAGGCAAGCCGCCGTAGTCAAACTCAAGTGGAGGCTCTACTGTATTATCGTCCTGTTCTGCCATTTAACCGCTGCTTCCTAAAAGGTAGATTTCAAAATAAGGTCTTCATCAAGCTCATACTGATTAAAAACTTCTGGAAGTTCAACCATTGGGTCTGCAGATTCAAATTTTCCATCAACTACACGACCAATTTCAAAGTGAAGATGGGGACCTTTCGAGTTTCCACTTTCACCCGCAATCATAATTAAATCACCAGCCAATACACGATTGCCGACTTTAATATTTTCAGGAATGTTTTCCCCATGGAAGTATCTTGTTTGAGTACCATCCTCATGAGAAACGTATACATATCGGCCAGCCCCGCCGACTGGCTCTGATTGTACAGCAGATATTGTGCCATCCATTACAGAATACACATTGGTGTTACCATCAATTTTTCTCGCCCTGAGGTCTATGCCTTCGTGCTCGCCGTCGCCTCTAGTACCGTACAGTGACGTAATGACTAATCTGCCTTCACTGTCGGGATCAGTCGGCCGAACTGCATACAATTTTTCAGGTGCTTTTTCAGCCATGGGCTCAGCTAAAATAGCCCTGTTTCGCCTATCCTGCTCATCAGAAATCATTTCAGGAGCAGGGGCAGCCGGGTTGCCGCCCTCTTCTGGAACGACGAGGCCGCCAGCAACTTGGGTTTTCGGCTCTTCTGTTTTGACGCCCGTTTCTTCTAGATATGAAGCGTACTCAGGGTCACTTTTACCCAAATCAGTTGAATAATAGATGTCTTCAAATGCTTTATCTCCAGTTTTTGGATTTAGATTAAGCTTTGAAGCCAGTTCTCTAGTTTGAAGTATAACCTTCGACATATTCTGGCCGCGCAAATTTGTACGAACAGCGTAGTCTTTCAATGCGGCTGTTGTTCTCTTCCAGAGATCCATTTCTGATGGCGTAAGGTCTATGAGGCCACGATAGCTTGGTTTCGCAGGAGCAGCCTTAGGGGCTGCCTTGGGTGCGGTTGGTGGTTTGGGTGCTGCCTTGGGTGCTGCCTTGGGTGCTGCCTTGGGTGCTGCAGCTACAGCAGGCGCAGCAGGCTCTTGGGCTGCAGCCACAGCAGCCTCATCGGCTTTCTTTTGGTCTGCTTGCCGTTTCAATGGTGAGTCATCCAATGATATTTTTTCATCCTTCAAGCCCAACATTTCAGCATTGATTGTGTATTCATTCATCAATGAGGAAACGTCTGGATCTCCACGGTAAAGAGCGTCGGCAACGGCCTCCTTCGCTTTTTTAAGATCGTCCAACTCTTTGAGGGTATAGGCCCGACCCCCACTAGGCATTTCCCCTCTTGCTGCCAGTTGCTCAGTGACCGATGGCTGCATGGGCCCTGTAGCAATAGTATCACCGGTAACCAGTGGAGTTTCACTTGGAATGAAGGCTGGCTTGCCTGATATTGCGCCCCCTGTAACAAATCGAATCAAATCCAACTCACCAGGGCTGCTCGCAGTAAATGACGTTGGATCAAATCGTTTGCTTGACGTTGCCACCGTTAAACCAGACGGTGAAGTATCCATTCGATCAGGCATAAAGTCATCATCGGGCTCATCTGAAACTTTGATTTCTTCGCCAGTGATGGACTCTTGGGCCTGCTCAATAATGCTGGAAAGCGACACAGGCGATTCGACAGGATCGGCATCAGGATCAAAAGACCCAAAACCAGCATCAATAAACTTTGAGCCAGCATCACCTAAGACTTGCCTCTGAACGTTTTCTGGACGAACCTCATGGCCTTCTGGAAGTGATCCAGGGTGATTCAGAAAGTTAATCAATTCAATTACTTCAATAGTATCTGGGTTCAAAAGATTTGATTGATCAATTGTCGTCACGTAGTGTGAGACTGATCGCTGATCTTCGGAAATAATCGTATCCAACTGGCCTTGATACTCGACCAGCAAATTTTTCAACGCCGCTCTTTTTTCATCTGGGCCACCGCCCTTCATGTTTACCCCTTGAGCGATATCCAACATTTTCTCTTGAAGATCAACTGGAAACATTCTCTTCACGTCTTCAGGGAGAAGCCCAAAATCGTTAAGAATGTCTGTGGGGTCGGTGTCGCTATTGGGGTTTGCTGCATTCTTAAATCGATTTACAACAGCGCCAATTACGTTCTCACCAGCATGATTAACACTGGTCGATTCTTTATACTCAACAGAAGACGGATCAAATTGTTCACCCGCCTTCAGGCCTGACGGTGAAATATCCATTCGATCAGGCATAAGGCCATCATCGGGCTCGTCTGGGCCCATGATTTCTTCGTCAGTAAGGCCTGCGCTTTCTTCTTGAGCAGTACCAAACAATTGTGGAAATTGCTGCTCGATAGGAATGTCGACATCGAGCGCATCTCGAAAGCCAGCAACCGCAAGTACAGGGTGGGTCAGCGATGCCAGTTGTTCTTTAGAGACGCGTCCACCACGGGCTGCCGATTCTAGAATCTGATCACGACGCGCCTTCAGCTTATCAATCTCAACTTGGTAATCAGTGCTGCTTTTTGATGGATCAAGCGTTGCCGCAACAACTGCTGGCGATTGAACGTATTTGCTGTAAGAAATAGGAACCTGAATGCTTTTGGCCTTCAAAGAGTCCATTACTGCCGCCTGAACCTCGGCAGGCTGTGAATCATCCACGGTTACGTTGTCGCCATCTATCTTTAGCCCAGGGCCGATGTACTTCTGTTTTTCTTCAACCGGAGCCGTAGCTGCTGGGGCTTGCATTGCTGCCGCTGGGGCTTGCCTTGATTCCCCTTTAACCGGCATTCCAAGGCTTCTCTTCAGCCAGTTGATTTCAATCGTGTAGTCTTCTCCTGCCGGTTTTTCCGGTATTGAAGGAATAAGTCGCCGAAGATACTCTTCATCCGCCATTACTTCAGCAATTTTACTGTCGGTCAAAATTGGAGCGTAGTCGTTGATCAATACATTCGGATTAATTGCTTCTTGAGTAAGCCCTACGTCAGACCTCATGTTTTTGAAGTGTTTAGCAACCTCAGCATCAATCTGATCCTTAATCTTTTTCTTGTTTTCCTCGGTCACATCCTTCGATTGATCAATCCTTTGTCTGGCGATGGCATACGCATGAATTAAAGCAAAATCAACCTTTTTTGGTTTACCCGTTTTTGGAAGCAATCCAGAAGTCGCAAGGTGCTCGTTCAGCTCACCTATGAACTTTTCAGGCATTGTTATTGCCTTATCAAAAGTACCTTTTGCTTCATCACCACCAACGGCGGCTTGGGCCTCTGAGACGTGATCGTTAGTTGTTTTTTGAAGCTTTAGCAGCGCAGCTTTACTCCGATCATTCCACTTCTTTACGTCTTTCCCATCTTTTTGTTGCAGCCTCGTGTAGGATCCAAGAAGTCGTTTGTCAGCATCTCTCTGGCTTCTTGAACCTTTCCCTGAATACGAAAGCTGATACTGTGTCAGTCGCGCAATCTGACGATCAAGTTGATCAGCGCGCCTCAGTGCGGAATCGAAATCACCCTGGACTTTTTTGTAGTAGGCCTGAGCCGATGGTCCAATCTGTTGGTTCAGTTTAGCTACGATTTCTTTTCCAGACATGATGCTCTCTCTATTTGCTTAAATACAAGACAAGCAGTTTATCGCTACTTGTAGCAGTGCCACCAGTGTTGTCGATTGTATCTGCTTTCTTAATAGAAAACTCGGTTGTTAAATCTGTAAGTATTCCAGATGTTCCATGTTGCTCTAAAACAGAAATCAATTCGTCGGTAATCTTTATGCCCGCAACTGTATGATTTCCGGCAGCGCCCCCATCAATAAGCGCAACCTTAATGGGGTTGGTAATTTTAGACCCAGTAATAGACCCGTTCTCAATCATGTCGGAGCCTACAAATCCAGAACCAAACAAACTTCTCATGCCGTTTTTTACTGAAAAAACAGACGAAGGCAGAACCCTCTTCAAAAACGAGGCCGTGAACGATCCAAGAGCAAAGACTCTCAACGACACGGCTTCAGTAAACAAATCATCGGGAACTTTAGATTCCGTCAAGTCTTCAGCAATTGGTTCCATGCTTGTGCCTGCAACGAACTGATTTGGATCAGGCTGCAACCGAGGAACGTACCGACCGTTTTTCCATGGCACTTACTTCGTCCTTCTATCTTTTGGAAGCCTGTAGCGCGACGAACCTCTTTTAGGGTTTCCAACGCCTTTTTCTAATGGGTTGTCATCCGAGACAACCACTCCATCGTCTGGAGTTTCAGAAAAATTAAAAATATTGCCGGTGCCTGGTTTGTACTCAAGAGAAAGCGGGTCAAAGCCAGTAAAAGACGGTTCAGGCTCAGGCAGAGCCGGTGCAGTTTCAGTCGTTCCGCCCGTCAAGTTGGCCAAATTCGTCCCAAAAGTTTCAGGCTCTCTAAGGCCGATGGCCGCCTGTGCTCGCCTGAATCTTTGCTCGCGAAGGATGTTGGTTTTTTTGGCAGCCTCTTGGCCTTCTGCTTTTAATTCTTTAATTCTTTTCGCAAGTGCGTCAGGGTCATTTGCGGTGCCCGTATCAATTCTTTTTTGCAAGATGCCAATTCTTTTGTTTGCCCGAGTGGCAATGTCTTCTTGACGACGCTGCTCAGTCTTCGGCCTAGATGCAGCAAGAAGAGTAAAAATAGGCTCAACAGCCCCGCTAAGAAAATCGTAAACGCCGGGTTTTTCTTGCTCTGCTGTTAGCTTGGCTCGTTCAGCTTCCTGTTTTGCGGGAAGAAGTGCGGCTGTTTTTTTAGCCTCACCTGTTTGTCTGGCGACCTCTCTGTCAATTCTAGATTTATCCAAAGTCTTTTCTTTGGTTCGTTCGTACTCGCCTAAAATTCTTGATGCCTGTGTTGGGTTCATCGCAGCAGCAGAAGCAATGTTTTGTCCCAGTTGATCAAGCTGGGCCCTGTCTTGGGCGTCGTCTATATCTACTTCAACAGGCTGATCCTGCATCGTTTTTATTTCGTCGATTTGCTTTTGAGCCAACGCAATTCGAGCACCTGCATCCGTAATACCTTGAAAGTTCGCAGTCATATTTGCGAACAACTCAGCACCAGCGCCCAAATAAGAACGACCGCGATAAATGTCTTCTTCTCTTTCTCGCTCAGACCTCAATGCATCCATCAACAATAAATTATCGGATATATCAGATATAGACATGTTTACCCCTACACAAAGGTCTTTCGACCGTAGGTAACGGCCAAGTAGTTGTCATATGGAGTGCCGCCACCCATCGCCATGTTGCCTGACAGGCCCAGGTCTTCTTCCGAAAGGCGAACCCCCGGAAGATCGGTTTGTTCTTTTGCTGCTCGCGCAGAACGCTCTCTTCTAACGGCAGCTTCTGTTCGTTCAGAACGACGAAGACGTGCCTGCGCATCTTTGCGTTCTCGGCGTTGTTTTCTTTCAAGTGCTTTGCGTTCTTTTTCAGCTTTTTCGGCCTCACTGGCACCAAACAACCCTACACCAAGACCAACAAGGCCGCCTACAACAGCGCCAGCGGGACCGAGCGCCATTCCCGAGGCTGCGCCTGAAAGGGCACCGCTTGCCGCGCCTGCAATGTATGTGCCTTCGTTAGCCATCGGTACCTCTCCTAAATCATATCACTTGTACAAGCAGTCAACGACAAAGTTTCTAGCATCAAAGTAAATGTGTCTTACGCCTTCATCATCTCGCCGTTTGAGTCGATAGTAAAACCTGTATGAGATTTTATTTTCACCTTTCGACAAACTAACTGGAATCGTAAATGAGTGGTTTATTCGCCTGCAATTATAGGCCTGCTCTCCGCGAGAAAAGATTCTGCGTTTTGTGTTGTCTACCAGTGATGGTCCAGACCCGGTATCTAAAAATAAAGATGTCTCACCGATTACTCGACCAGCCAGCATTGCCCTCGTATAGGCCGCTTCTTGCCTGGTTGTTGCCGACCTCAAATTGTCTAAGTTTGCGTATCCATCACTACCCCCAGAGTCATGTACGTAGAAGCTTCCCATGACCATTGCTGTGCAGGCCTCTCTGCAAAAAACCGTAGCAGCCATTCCATCAATGGGCTGCCATGCGCTCAGCTTGTTGTCTGCTCCAGAAAAGTCATCCTGCAACACTGATCCAATTTGCTCATGCCGATAGTATCGATCCAAGCGGTTGTTGCTTCGTCTTCTGAATATTGTGTCCGAAGATATCGCTTCTACTCTTGGATGCGGTGATCCGTAAAACTCAGGCTTTTCAATATGCTGAGTCTTAATAAAATCAGTGTCTTCAAAATCACCGCCCAACGTAACCGTGCGGGGACTGATTCCACCATTTACAAAACGTTGAAGTTCTCTAAATCGATTACGTATGTCGCTTGCATCGATTGTATCATTCGAGGCTACGTCAGCAAATATAGTTTCATCTATTGGCATACCACTCTACCTTTTTATTTGATGTGCATATAGATTAAAATCATACAAAGTGAACGAATCAAATTGTGGCTTAAGGCACCCTTTTACATTGCCTGGACTGCCTGCCCCAAGATCTCCACCGCCAGCATCGAAACCCCAGAATGAACCCCAAAGAGCAAACTGGACATTGTCATATGTTAAACCTGTACCGTTATTAAACAAGTACGCAGTAGTGTATGAAAAATCTGAATCAAGACTATTATGGTACCTATATGAAAGGCTGTAACGGCTTGAGCCTTTTTCTGATGGGTCAGTTGTATCTCTGTGAAGAACTTCGTATGGGAAGTCTGACCTGTTTTCAGGTAGCCCCCTCTTGATCGGAACCATCAAATCTTCCAAGCGTTTAGTGCTTCCACCAACTGTATACAATTGACCGCTGTCGTTTCCTGTTTGCCAAGACAAACTTGAGTCGCTGGGTATTTTAGTGCTGAACGCAAGACGAAATTCTTGGCATGTTTCGGGCAGAAAGGTCCAACCAGAATCATCGCCAGTGCTGCTTTCAACATTGGTGCGATAAGCGAGCATCAGTTTTACTACAGGCGTTCTTCCAGAGAAAAAAGTTTTTGCGCCTACGTCTGCAATGTAGACCCTGCAACTCGCACGAACCAGCGCCTTGTCTGACGTAGCGAGATTTGTGACTGTGACAGAATCTTTATCAAGAAGCCAGTTTCCGTTAGCCGCAAGCCAGTCGCCTCTAGACTTAGCTGAAACACAGCTAATCACTTTTCCGGCATCGCTTGTTGAGTTCACGCTCCCGAAAACAGCATCGTTGTTAACAAAGTCTTCGTTGATTGCCTCATTCGCAAGATTCTCACCATTCACTGTAAATGACTTAAACGCTTCATTGACTTCATTAAATTGCGAAGATGTAATCTCCTCATTTTCTTTAAACTCGGGCAGCTTAATCCTAGCCATTACGCTTTCCTGTATTGAACAACTAAATTTGCAGACTGAACAAAACAATCGATTCCAATTTCAAATTCTGAGACGGCTTGATCTGATGGAATATTAAAGTCCGTACCATCAATTTTTGTTCTCTTTGGAAGCGTCGATGTTCCATCCATAGTAATCAAAGTTTGGAGCGGGCTATATTTTCCAGCCGCTCCGTCGATGACTGCACCAACGCCTCTTTCGCTTGCTTTGAGTTCGAAATGCGCAACAGCCCGAACAGATACGACTACTTTGTTTTTACCAGCAACTACCGGAACAGATCCGCACAGGTAAATTCCGTAACGCTGGTTGCCGTTAAACAACCACCCGCTTTCTGATATGTCGTTTCCATTAACTTCAACTTTATACTGCACGGCATAACGATCTATTGGTCTTCCAACCCAGCGGCCTTGCGGGTAATTCTTGTGTTTAAACACTTTCACCGGAGGAGTTACCGTAAGTCCATCGCCAGGAAGCATAGTTCCAATTGAGGTTTCAAGTCCTGTTCTCTTTCCACCACTAACGCCAAGCCATCCGCCTGGAGGATCGTTTAAAGGGTTGCCGAGATTATCGCTGGTTTCTCCAGCGAATGGATGAAAGTGCTCTTCGCCAACATCCATATATGTTTCAGCCTCTTCCTCACTAACAAAACCGTTGCCTTCCCATATATGGGATGCTGCAAAGTCCACTATAATCCAACCATCAGCTTCAGCATTAAACTCTACTGATGGAAGCTCTACTCCGTTATCGTCTGTAGATATAAAACCAGTGGTTTCATGGCTGCACTCAAACATTCCAGACGGCCTTCTTACAGAGTTAAAGGTGTCTTGAAAGCACTCTGTAAATGACTCATCAGCAAAGCAACTGTTTGTAATTTTGCCTGCCGTCCCAAAGTCATTCTTGAGGTTGTCCGAATCAATGTTTCCATTCAGTTCATCTACGAACTCTTTGAAGTTCAGGTTCAAGTCGTCGGGATGAACAACTTCACCCGCTTCTGGTCGTCGTATTGGAAACTTAATGGCCATTATTATCTCTTCTCAGAAGTCAAAACATCCGTCATCATTCGAATGTTGCGCTGTTCTCCAACCTTAACGTCTGCGCTCCATCCAACGACCATCATCCGGTTTGGGAACGTATTTTTATCGTCCTGCAAAAATTGAATAGCGAACTCAGTCGCCAAGGTTTTGTGCATATGACTAACGTCGTACCTGATCACAATTGGCCTATGAAAACCCCAAACGTCTCCACTGTCAAACTTTGCAACATCAGCGGAGGCGGGTAGCCCTGTTCCTGCGTAAACTGGCATCTGTTCGGATTGATCAACATGCTGTTGTTTTCTGCCTTTGTTTTCAGACAGACTTACGGTTGATGAGCGATTGATTTTAAAGTTGGTTTTTAAGTCTTCATTTCCATACGCCACTGCATAGCAGTTTATGTACCCAACTTGAACTGCTGAGAAAACACTGCTGAATGAAATAGGAGACGTTTCATACAGCGGGTAGTCCAACGTTGCCGTGTACGAAATGATTGGGGCACCATCATCTTGGCCCAAACCTAAAGACGATTCAGAGCCAAGCTCATTCTTCTTTCGATAGAAATCAGAATAAACATGAATGCCAGGAGAGTTTTCAGTGTCATGCGAACCAAAAAATACGTAGGACTTTCGGCCACGGACTTCAGTTGCGCATTGAATCGGGTAGTTTTCCCTAAAACTCCAAGCACCAATCTCATAGTGCCAGACCAATAGAAGATTGTTTTTCTTTCCAATCGTCGGAACGCATAGCCAGTACTCTTTGTTGTTTCGATTCAAGCACCCAACAGCAGATCCAGCGGCTGAAAAACCAATTCGCTCAACCAAGTCTTTAATGGGAGTGCTCAACTCAACCACTTGTGTCGGAGCGTTTGTGTCTTCAAGCATGCCGCGAACTACATAGACGCCATTGCTGGAAAGAAATACGAGGCCGGTCTGAGGAACGTCTTTGATCGAGTTCGGGGCAATGCAACCAATGTCTCTGGTCAGCGTTTGCGCCACAAACCCCGTACGAGGGCTTCCCTTGATAAAGTAGATGCCATGCTCTTTGAAGACAACTAAAGCGTTTGTGGTGGCATACAGGCCAGTTATTTCACCTGCCTCAGCATCACCAATGTCAAAGATGTTGTCACGAGGAAACACTTCCGGCATTCCAGGCGCGCTGAATTGAATCAGATTGTTTGGCATTCCAGCAACAAAGATAGTGTTCTTAAACGTTGCGATGTACTTTGCCTGCGCAGGAAACGGGCCAAAGTCTTCCGGGTCCCGAATGCCGCCAAGATTTTCATCAGAAATGCCATCTTCAATCATGGTCGTTTCATTGTCTTGAACTTCTTTTAAAAAGTGAAAGTTTCGACCAATCTCAGAACTGATTGCATTTCCGTAATCGTCAAAGATATCTCTCGTTCTGTAAATCCTTCGAGCAACAACCTCAGGACCACCAATAGGCAACGTCATCGAGGTAAATCTACGCCGACCATCGCAGCACTCAAACTGACAAATGTTGCTTGGGTCTGACAAAGGACTTTCTTGGCCCCGATTGTTTACGAAACTTACCCGGTATTGGTACCCGCAAATTTTTGAGTCCAGCCAATTTTGGCGAATACCCGCACCCTTAAGGCTTGTTTTTGCTCCCTTTGGTTTCAAGCTGCCAAGGCCTTGACCCTTGGTCCTGGTGCCGAGCATGTATTTGGTTTCATCTACGCGACTCGTATCGCGAGCCTCATTGTAGTACTCACGAAACACAACGGTTGCAGATGGCGCAGACGGTTGTGAAGAGAAACCAGCACGGCTGACATATCGACCATCGTAAACAGACGGCTCATCGACACCATTAACCAAATACAGACGACCACCGAACGCTACACTTTGAGACCCAATGGAAGACGTTGTTGGAACGAATCGCTTTCTTTGAGCAACTCCAGAGCCACCGTTGTAGACCTTTCCTTCAAGGTCCTCCAAGTCGACGTATGGTTTTTCCGATGTCAAAACATCAAAATTAGTCGGCGCTATTTTTCGGAGACCGCCTTTTGCGTCCTCAAAAATTACAGACCGCTGCGCACCATTGTGGCGAGACAAAAAATGAATCGAGGTAATCTCAGAGTGAAAAAAGCCCCAGTCATAGTCATCGTACGTAATCAGGTCGTATGCGCCAGCATTCTTCCAGCCATCATAACTGTCCCACGACATTTCTTTAATTTTGGCAGCAGAATCGGCTGAAACACGCCAACGCTGATCCATTCCGCGCAATCGAGCAACTTCAAATCTTTGTGTCTTCATGATTTACTCGGAATGCCAAAACGTTCACGATCAGCCATGGCTCGATCAAAGCCACGGCGCACATACATCCTGTCGCTGCGAGACAAATACTTGCTCTTCATGCGCTCAAGAAGGTCTTTAGCTCTTGCTTCGTACAGTTGACTATAGGTTGCCATCCCGTGCTGCATGGCGATGTCTTTCAAAGCCGAGTACACCAAGTAGTGGTGGTACTGCACAGGCCAATCTGGCGAATCCGAGTCATTGACCAGGCGAAACGGCCTCTTGTGATACCGAGCCTCAACCATGTAGTCACTTTTGGGCGTGTACCATAACCGAAGGTACTGCCTTGGTCCTGACTCATCGAGCAAAGCTAAATCGAACAAATCGCCAGTTGGATCAACGGTGTCGCTAAGCGTTCCATCAGAACCCACAACTGTCGCCGTTGTAAGTTCTTTTCCTTCGTCTACATATTTACCGGTGTCTTCTTTAACTGTGGCAATATGACGCCAATTTCCAACACCAGAGTCTAATCTTGTAGCAACAATTAATTTGGGATCAACTAAAGGATTTACCAAGCGTCTGTAAATCTTTTTAAGCCTACCAGTGTCGGTGGATCCACTGCTTCTGTGTGCGGATGTGTCTATAAGTTTATCAAGAACAACCCTATATTTTTTTCCGCTGGTCGGCAACGTAACTGAAGAAACGGGAGATGGAGAACTTTCTTGGCCAGCGTACAAAAATGTATAGCAGTACTCATATGTTTGCCCGGCAATAAGCAGACCATCACCGTGTTCAAAATCAAATAAAACAGGAGCATAATCTGGTGGCCGAACGATAGCAGGCGGCATTTCCTCTATGCTTACAAACGGATCACCAGTATCCGCACGGTCAAGATACAGGTTCTCTTCTTTTCGAGCATCAAGAAACATGAATCTGCCACGATTTGGGGCAGTCAATGTCGAACTTGTAGTGTCAGAGCTATACGTAACCGTTTCGTTTGTAACGATTCCTCGATCCATAATGCCCAACACTTCAATGGAATCTTTGGGCATTGGGTAAATTACATATTGAATCTTCCATGAAGTATATGTGCCGGAATCTAATGGCTGGTCGATAATGAAGGTTCTAGCGTCAACATATCGAGTAATCGTATATTTAACGTTGTTGATTACTAGAGTTTTACCTTCGATATCACTTGGAAGGTTTTTAATACCGGCACCAGTAGTCGTGGGTAGCACTACCTTTCGGGTTCCGTCTCCTGTAAGGGTATCAGTGCTGCTACCATCAATGTCAGCCCTGATCATAAACTCATAGCGTTTCTGCATGAACAGCCACTGATACTGGCTGGAAACCTGCAGGTAGTGCCGGTTAATGACCCTCGTGAGGTTATCATCGTACTGCTTGAGGTCTGGGTTGTAGTCCAACGCAGAGTTGATTTCTTCGCGGATTTCTTTGAGATTCACGTTGGGCTCCAAAAAAAGAAAACGGCTGCTGGAGAAGTATACCCCAGCAGCCGAAAATGGACCGAGGTCCGGTAGCGAATAAGTCTTAGTAAAGACCCTGATCAATGATCATGACGGCGGCAACATTTGTGGTTGCTGAGTCATCAGACAAAGCGATTCCACACATCTGGAAGGTTGCGGCCACAGCAAGGTCTGCACGACCAGCAACGCTGATCGGTCCCGCAAGACCAAGTCCAACATCACAGTCGGCATGAACGTTTGCTGTGTCAAACTTGCCAGCAGTTTGAACTCGCACAAGGGCTCCATCAGCAACGGTTTCAGTAGCGATTCCAAAAACACCACTGTTACCATTCGTGCCTACGGCAGCAGCCTTCTTACAGGCTGTTCCAAGAACACCCTTTGTTGTGCTGTTGCTTACTGCAACCCAATCGCCCGCAGTGATCGCTCCGTCAGCAAACAATTCTACGAACTTTTTAGGAAAATGATTGTCGCCATCGACGCCATCACGCTTGAAAATTGCCATGTTGTCCTCCCTCTTTTGACTAAATGGCTATGAAGTAGGGTGGGGATCACCGCGACCCCCACCCA